ATGTTTTCCGTATCGACGAGATTTTTAAGGGAGTCGAAGGCCTCTTTTTTGGTTTTGGATTTGGATAATATGGAGTCTGCGATTTCATTGAAGGCCTCCTGTGACTCTTTAGCGCTTTTGCCTATAACGCTGAAGTCTTCGGGTTTCGCATTATCTAGTGATTCTCTAAAAACTTTACTAAAATTTGCATCAATACTATCGTCAAGATTCATTAACCTTAAATCATCTTTGGGAACGTAAGTGACTGTTTCACTTTTATTTGAAAACCCTGAATTCTTATAACTAAATTCTTCTCCCCATCTTGGAGAATCAGATAGGTACATTCCCTCCCCCATGTAAACGTCTTTATGGGGAGTGGTGTGAGTTGCGGCCCCTTGGAGTTTAGTAGGTTTAGAGGAGTAGTATTGGCGATTAGTTCCTTCGGCCATAGGGCGATAAACATAATCCCCTTCGGGTATATATTTAGATTCTCTTTGAGCGATAAGATTATCATTCCTACTAACTTCAGATTGAAGTACTCCCTCTCTAAGTTCCAGTTCTTTTTTCTGATTAGCTATAATATCTAGGGATTCCACATCCGGTCTATTACCCATGGATACATCATCCATGGTCTTTGACATAGCGACATTTACGCCTTTTTGTTTGTAGTTTCGGTAAAACCTTCCCATTCTACCTAGGCCCATTTCGACTAAAGAACCGCCTATAGCTCCACCGATTACGGATTGAGCGGCATCCATTGCGGTATAGGATTCTTGGTTATCTTTAGAGGCGAATGCGATGAATGGTTCTATTGCGGCCTCACCTACAGCGTTCTCGACAGAAGATACGGCGAATCTCCCAAAAGTACCTGTTTCCATAGCTGCAAGAGGGGCAGTAGCTTTAAAAGATTTTGCCAACATGTTCACGCCCTGACCTACTCCAAATCCTAACGCAAATTCTATAGGATCCGTAGCATGGGCACCCATACCTGATATGAAGGATGTTGCCATCCCTAAATATCCTGATGGTCCAGCGGCAACTCTGGCCTGAAGTATTTGTCTTTCGTAATTCCTATCTGATAAATGCTGGGCCACTAATAGGGAAGTAGGTTTTCCAAAAGGGACTTCCATATTAGGGTACATCTGATTAAGAGTGATAGGGTCTATTTGTTGCCCTCCTCTTTCTTCTAATTCGTTTTTAGCGACATACTTTGCTAATGATTGTACCGCCGTCGAATCATTGGCCAGTTCAAAAGAGTCTTTTGTCATATCGACGTAAGAACGACTAGGGACAAACTTGTCTTGAGCTGCCTTAGCGTTTATTAAATCAGGTTCCGTCAGACCAATTGTGAAAGGCTGGTCCTGGGATTCTTGCAATACTAAAGGTTTTTCTTCGGCCATTAGTTAAATATCCTTTTTAATTTATCAGTCCCCTTCTCAATAATTCCTTTATTATATTCTTTAAGTACGGGCATATCCTCTCTAAGTTTTGTAGGGTCTCTTAAAATAGGATTACCATTCTTATCCAATATAGGAGTGTTCCCATTTGGACCTTTTAGAAATAATTGAAGGTGGACTCCATCGTTAGCAGTAGACCAATCATGGCTATCGGGATCAGAGAGTTTATTATAAAATGCCTCATTCATTTCCTCCTTAGATTTATCCTTCCATACGGGAGATTCCATCCAAGATTTAGGAGGAACTACATCTAGAGTCTTAAAATTTTCAGGAGTTTTATATGCATCCTGTAATGCTTCAACGTCTTGCATGTTGGTACCTAATGCCTTAGGTAGCCAAATGTTATCTTTAATATCAAAATTTTCTTTAATAATTCTTGAATAAGCTTTTTCTACAGCTTCCGATGCACTTCCTTCCCCTGAATTAATTAGACGTTTGGCCTCTAACTCAATCTGTTTTCTTATCCCTCTTTGAATCCCTTGACGGTCAGAACCTCCAGGGAAGTTGGCAGCTTGATTAAAATCTTGCATCTGTGCTTGAATCTCTCCTGCAAATTCTTTAGCGATTTCTTTACCGTCTTCTGATTTAGAAAAGGCCTTAAAGTTTTCTTCAATCGCCTTAGCATTTTTCGGGTTGATGTTGTCTATCATTTTAGTACGAGTAGTTCTGTTAGTTATCAGCCCTAAAGTCTTAACATCCTCAGATAAATGTTTGTTAGCAACCATCTCGTCCATAACTTTATAAGTCATTGGGCCAAACTTTCTTTGCCAGTTAGCAACTTCATCGGCAGCTTGTCCTGGGTTTGAGTCCATAAGACTATTTAAAGTCTCACCCATATTCTCAGATTCCACATTCGGGAGAAGTTTAACTTTATAGAAAGCAGAACCTCTTTTTAATTGAAAAGCCCTGGAATTATCAAAGTACATAGACCAAGCCTCGGGAGAGTTTGACTTTTGCGCCCTAGTATAACTTGCCCTGACCGTACCGCTATATTGATTCATGTATCCGGCGGGGTCTTTATTGAAGTGGGAATCTAATTTAGATTCAATTTTACTTACCTGACTATCAAACTTAGAAGTTGCCGAACGAACGAAAGCTTTAGTGTTGGCGACATTTTTAAGTTCGGGATTAGTTTCCATTTCTTTTTGGTTTAAGTTTTGGACAATATTTCCAATATCGTTTTTAATCCTACTTCTTTCACCTGGAGAGGATAGGGCTATTTTAGACATTAGCATTTGTGAAGCTTCTGCCGTATGGAGGCGTACTAGGGCCTCTGCTTTTTTGTAGTCAGGATAGATAGTATTTGGGACGGATTTAATATCTGACTTAAGCCTTGAAATTTCTCTTAGGTTGTTTGCCTCCCCATTCAAAGGGTCTTGCATTACATTATCTACACGCTTGTCAAAGAAATTGGCCGTCACCTTTCCGTTCTCTCTAATAATCGAAGTCGATTCCTGGACAAGGGCCACTCTTTGAGAATTGGTTAATAACTCAGAAAACGAATTACCCTTAACGTATGAACCTGAGATAGGATTACCTTCCTCATCTTCTCCTAGGATGATTTCTCCTGGGTCCATTTTGAGACGGTAACTTTTCTTATCTGGTGCTAGGTAAGCGGATTTCCATTTAGGATTGTTAGGTTCCATTTCCCGAGCTTCTTTGTACTGCTCAGGGGTTAGATCGATATAGTATTCTTCATTAATATCGTTTATTTCTCTTTCACTAAATCCTTTATCCGAGCGTACCCCATTGAGTACCGCAAAGGCCCCTTGCTCATTTCTATCCTTAAGCATTGTTCTTGCCCAAGTCATATACAAATCGGTACCATGCTTTCTTATTTCCAGTTCCGTAGCATCTTTAGGTTCCATTAAAGCATTGTTAACCGTTTCTAAATTAACTTTATCGGTCTTAAATTTTTCTTCTAATTCATCAAGGGACTGAGGATTAAGTTCAGTATAGGTTTAAGATGTATTTTTAATCTTATCTTTTCTCATTTGGAGAGCGCCTAGGCGTTGCTCCATTTCTATATTGTCCATGGTCAGAAAATTACGGGACATCTTACTTTTAATATTTCTTGTGAATAATAGACGGGCATCATCATTAGGGGCATTCTCAGATCTAGTCTCCACAAACTTAGTCATCTCGTCTCTGTATAGAGCAGATAAAGGAATGTCATTATCCACTGTCTTTTCAATTCCATTTATATCTCTATAAGTATTTGGCACTTCAATATTATCTGGACCCCCAAATTCTCCCCCATTTGGGTTAGGTATCGTTTTAGTTTTTGATACAACTCCATTAGAGGAAGAGGCAAGAAGAGAGCGTCTTAAATCCATCTCCCTTTCATCATGTTCTAAATTCTTATCAATATCGTACCCAATAGTCTCAGCATCTCGGATACCTTTTAATACTTCAAGACCTATACCTCTAGTTTGATGGGCAAGTCCTCTCCAAGCAGCATCGTCTTTGCCGACACTTCCTGGCTGAATATCTGCGGTAGGGGTCGAGTAAATCGATCTCTTTTCTCTAAACATTGAACTAGGTATTACTGCCATTTTTATTCTCCATAATCATAACCGTTACTTCTTCCGGTTCGTCCATATCCCCTATTATATCTAAGGGTGGAAAGTTCACTTAAACTGAAATCTACGTTACCAGGTTTACTAGTATATAGACCTCTTGCACCTCCGATTAAATCAGAAGCGGCCCCAACTTCTCCTGATCTCCTAGATTCCTTTCCTAACATTTCGCTTACACCAGCAGAGGCAAGAGCTGACCTAACTGCAAATTCCGTTTCTTTATCATCTTCAATAATTTGCTGGGACATACCTCTATAATTCTTATAAATACTCATAAGGGTGGCAGAACCTCCTGCTCCCCCTCCTGCGGCCGAAGACATTACGGCTTGAGTACCTTCGGCCTCTTTGGCCTTCATTCGGTAGATATCTTTATTTATTTCATTTCGCCTGGATATCTCTACGGCCTTTCTTCTATTTTCCTCAGCCTGCCTTCGATAAGCTTCATCCTTGGCCTTACCTCCTTGGATAGAAGAGTAGGCACTGATACCAATGGAAACAATAGTCATAGCGGTAACTGGGTCCATTACATACCTTCCTTAAAGCGAACCATTAATTTAGCGTCCTTGCCTTTTCCGAAATAATTCTTCATGGTGCTTTCTTTTTTAAATCCTAGGAACTTAGCAAACTTAGTTTCTTCCTCTGTAATAGTCACAGAATGTAGTCTATGCTGTCCATATTCTTCCATCATACTGTCCACTAACATTTTAGCAGTTTTACAAAATATCATCTTTTCTACTTTAGTGAGGCGAGACCTATTTAGAAAAATCTCTGATACCCCTCCGCCTAAACGAGTAAACCCTCCGATAAAGAAAACTCTTTCGTGTAGGAAAACTGTGGAGCAAGTAACGGTAGGTAAATACTCCAAGGCATTAGAAACATCTAAAGGTATTACGTCTTTATTTTCCATAGGTACAAACGTTTTAAGATGAGAATGTTCGTATTTTAAAAACTTAATCACTTACTTCCCCCCTCACACCAATGGCCAAAATTGTACATGGCCCTGCTGTATTGGATACAAAATAAAACTGGTTAGACTCCCCATAATCCATATCAATCTGATGTTGTTCGGTCGTTCCGCTAAAAGCAAAATCATTGACTATAGGTATATCTACATCATCTAATTGAGACTCATCTGACCCAAATTTTAAATATTGGGACTTATAAAGTCTGAATACTATATCATGAATCCTTTTTATTGTAGGGAACCCTTCTCCAAAAAAGGATCTAACTTCTAAAGGTACTGTCCTCCCCCTACAAGTTATAGGGATACCGAAACAAAATTGATCATAGGTATCTGGGATATCGTATCCATCCGCAGAGTCATATACTTGTGTCTCGACCTGATAGCCGTCTGCCCATAATTCTACTGTATCCCCATCTTCAATCCAAGTAGCATCTAAATTAATACCTGTAATTGCACTCACGAAAGTATGAGAGGGGTCTTTATAAAACCCTAAGTCGCAATAAGGGGGAACGCTTGATAGATAGTTTACAGAGTTGGTATCTGTAACCTTATCCGTTCTTCTGCTCATAGGCATATAAACTAAATAGGTATTGACCCCTTTCTTAACTGAGGCAACAAGAACCTGTTGAGCAATACCGTTAGTAGGTAAAACGCAAAAAGATTCTACTGAGTGACCTTCAATATAATGTTTATGGAAAGCAAATCTATTATCGCCCTGTATAGTAACCCCTATCAATCCTCCGCCCTTAGCACCTTCTTTTTGGGCACCTACTAATAACCATAAGGTTTGACGGGTGGAATCCCAAACCATGTCATCATTAAACCCAATACCCATTACATATTCGGTAGGTCCACTAAGTCCGTCTTCTATTCTAGTAGAATTTAGAATGGACCTATTAACAGAAGACACATTAACGTTTGAGTATTTATCAATACTTTCTTGGTAAAGTAATCGGGTCAATCTTTTCCTATCCTGGGAAATGAAAAATATCCCCTCATCCGTCATCACACTTCCTCCAGAACCACCTGTAGAAGAGTTGAAAGATTGATTATAACTTCTATAACTAAAACCTTCACCGCCAGGGGAAACTATAAACTCCCCCATATCAGTACCTATGGCCAAAAACCTTTCGGCTTGCATCCATAATATATTCGATCGTTTATTATGACTTACCCTTTGATCAAAAGGGTCAGAGTCATTAATGTCACCAAAGAAATTAAGCCCGGAAGCATCAGTAGTACTAGAATCTTGGGCCAATTTTAATTGCATGAAAAAGAAAATATTTCTATTCCGGGACACAAAATAAGCATCGCCATCATACTTAGTCCCGCCCATTATCATCCGGTCCTGCCAGAAAACTCCCGTCTTTGGCCAACCCCTGTAATCACTCCACATTGCCTCTTCCCAGTTATCCGTGGCAGAAGTTGAAGGTGTAGAAGTTGCATAAACAATATCGGCCGTAACGGTAGAAGCATCGGTGAAAGCGGTAACTCTAATGATAAAAGTATTAGTGGATACCGTCATTCTAAAATAGGCGCCTATATGTCCAGAATTAAAAAAGTCTATGTCGGACGCAGTACCATCCTCTGCCGATAAAGTGACGGACCCTGAAGTTCCATTCACTTTTAACTTTATTTCAGGATCAATATTCTTAGGATAATAAGGGACATTCTTAAAATTAAACTGTTGTTTTTTCAAGGTAGTGGTCGGGGTAGCGGTATCTATGTTGACCCCTTCCTCATAAAAATAACAAAGATGGAAAGTATTATCCGACCTCCGTATTAAACTTAAAGGGGGTTTATCTCCCGTACGATCAAATATGACTAAATAGTCATTCAATTGAACAAAATCATGATACCCGGAGGTATCAATAGTCCCGGACTGTAAATCACTCCCTGAAATAAAACTCCAAGAAACATTGACCATTGCCCCGGTTATGGAATTGAAACTGTAAATAACCAGTTTAGTAGCGGCAGTAGGGCCAGATGGGCAAAGTCCCACGGCGTAACTTCCTACGCTTAAACTGAGTTCTACAGTAAAAGGTATCCATCTGGTAATAGTTGGGTTAGATGCCCCTCCTATTACATCTGTTAAAAGATCAGGGTCATTAGCAGGGAGCATGAAGGCGGGACGTTTCTCAATTCCTCCTCCTGGAAGAGGTAGCCAATTTTCGAGGATTTCGGCACCCTCGTAATAATCTTTAGAGTCAATACGGCCTAAGGCATCTGCCCCTATTTCGCCGGATAAAAAATTCGTTTGAACATTATTGAACTTACCCACTTAACTCCCCTTAGTCGTAGTAGCTTCCTCCCAAACGGGAATTAAGCCAAGTATTGGCCTGCTGTTTGATAGGAGAACTTGCCCTAGAATCGACAAATTTTGCTCTCATCCCCCATAACTCAGACTCCGCTATAAGTTTACTAGCAAGAGAATTACTCTGTTTCAATGGTTCGGCCAGTTGAGAAGCTAAATAAAAAGCTAGGGCCTCATCAAATTCCGCTGTAAACTTAGTCGTATCCGTGACCTGATAGACATAGAGTATTTTAATTTCCTCGTCTTTGTCCACTAGGATATAGCCGTCCTCTACATTCCTTTCGTAACAATCTTCATCTTCCATTTTCAGTAGGGCCAGATAATCGGCAGGAAGTTCATATCTGTACGAAAACCCCCATTCGGGAGCGGTCGCATCTACTGTCAAAGTGTCTCGTTTTCGAGAGAAAGAAGGATGATAAGTGGAGAGCATGAAGTCCCGACTCTTGGCGTAAAGGTCATTACATAACCTGGCCGCTTTAGAAGCGTCAGATAAAGAGGAGATAGTCTTGGCCCCGACTTTCGCCAGTGCAGTTTTGCAGATAGCTAAATCAGTTGCGGCCATAACCGTCTCCTCTTAATTAATTAATCAATAACGTATTCGACAAAAACTTCGATTGTCTCGCCAAGGGCAGCAGTCGTAATTTCCGTCGGAGTAACCGTTACAAAACAGTCATCCGAGAATACTTTACCGTGACCAGCTACTAGAGCCCCTTCACTAACAATATCCGTTAATACGGCGGCCGCATTAACATCAAGTGCTGCGAAAAACGCATCTGGGTCAGCAGTTTCAAGGCCATCTTTACCACCATCGTGACCAATGTTTAGATCCCCAGTAGTACCTAGGTCTCCACATTTAACGATAACGTTTATAACTCTAGCGCCTTTAGGAATTTTTGCTCCTAGAACCGCAGAATCAGTGGTATCAAAAGCGTTAAGTTCAAAAGTATGGATATCGTAAGCAAGGCGCTTTCGACCCTTATAATCTTTTGCTTCAACTTTAACTTTAGGATTTAGTAACTCAGCATTGCTGTAGTTATCTCCGTAATAAATTGTCATAAGAACCTCTCAAATTATGGACGGCTTTCAGGGCCGTCCCATTAATATTAGTACACTAATTAAACTTCAGCGCAGATTAGTTCTACGACTGCCTCTTCTTCCATACGAGTAGAACCAACGCTCATACATAGGTAAACTTGCATAGAGTAAGATTTATCCGCTCTTTCTCCCATTCTTGCTTTAATATCTTTCCCGATAGAAAGAAGAATGGCCTTATCTGCATAAGCAAAACAACGACGAGAAGCGGCCGCCTGAATAGTTCCAGTTCCGGCACCAACTACACCGTTTGTTACAGTATAAGTTACGTTGGCACTTGCTCGTGGAAGTCTTTCAGTCATGATGAATTTAAAGCCTAACCAAGTATCAATTTCCCCAGCAACCAATGCTTTGATTGTGTTGAAATCTGAACTAGTGGCGCTTGAATCACCAAGTAGGTCATAAAGCTGATAAGAGGTATGGATTAGATATCTCTTTCTTTCTTTAAAAACTTCATTGGAATCAAACTTTCTTTTTAGCTGTCTCATGGTAGCTGTGTTAAGACCAACACCAGTTGTAGTGGTACCGTCAAAACAAGCAAGCTTCTGAGAGGTAGGAAGGGCAACCGAAGTAGTTCCATCCGTACCGCCATAAGCATTACCTAAGGCAGCAAGAATCATCTCATCATCCATTGAACGTCCCATTGCATAACTGGCCGCTTCTGCATAAGGAGATTCTGGAGACCAGATCATTCTGATTTTATCTTGGTCATCAATAAGGTCGGCCCACTCATAGTCTTCCATGAACACTGTTCTACGAGAATGCTCAGAGTTGATTAGAGGAGTATCCCCATGACGACTCGATTTTTTAATCGCAGCAGTTGCTCCGATTCTATCAAATGATTTTGATTTTCCTTGTTGAGATTCGATACGAATACCGTTCCCTCTAAGAATAGACCCTCTTTGTTGTGATAAATGGAACACGTTCGAGGAATACTGACGTACGTGGGCCACTGGGATTTGATTAGACATAATTGTCCTCCGTGGTTAAAAAATTTCAGTTATTCTCGATTGATTGTCCCAAATGGGGTCTATCTAGGCGCAATTGTTTTTGCGGGTCTCAGGAAGAGATTATCCTATTGCACTTAGCAATAGGATAATCCTATTTATCGATTCGTGTCAACCCTGAAATTGCGCCATCTTTTCAAAAGCCTTTTGAACTTTCCTTAAAGCGACATCATGTTCGGGATGGTCTGGATTATAATAGGGTCCACTCATATCTTTAGTATAGAAATCGATAGTATCTTGGAGAGAAGTATTATCCTCTTTCCCAGTATTACCTAAGTCTTTTACTACATCGTCTCCTAGAGTCTCACCTATCTTAACTAGGAATTTAACTAAAGAGGGGTCATTCTGAAGTCCAAGCTCATTTATCTTGGCCTTAATATCATCCCCTCCAAAATGGTCTATAGCATGATTAGCAAGTTTAATATTGTCATCAAACTTCTCTCCAAACTCCGACTTGAGTTCAGTTATTGCCTGAGTCTTTGCCTCTTCCCTAGAAGCTGTATGCCCTTCTAAAGCCTTATTAGCTTGATTTTGGTAGAATCCTAACATTTTTTCAGCTTGCTTAGGAAGAATACCCGCCTCATGGGCCGCTGTTTTGAAGTCATTAGCGAAATCCTCTTTCACTAAAGCATTCCCCTTTTCATCTTTGGGCACATTCATATCATATTTATCTACGGTCTCAGGCAATCCTAACTTCTTGAAGACCTCATTCCATGCTTCAGGGGAAGAATCCTTCCCGGGAACCATAATCTTATCCCCGCCTAGTTGCTTTCTGCCATGGACATAAGACTTCATCATGTTGGCCATGTTGATTTTTTTGTCTTCTCCTAAGAAAACTTTAACTGATGGGTCATATTTAATATCGTCTGAGAGACCTTCTGGGAAATCTACGCCTTGCGCCCAATCGGGTACTTCGGCATTTGGTTCTATAGGGGCAGGGTCTCCACTGGGTTCTCCTGAGGGGGGTGCACCGCCTCCTCCGCCTAAAATATCAGCCTCATTCATCAATAGTCGTGGTCGTAACCATTCCATTACTGTCTCCTTTCTCTAATGTTTTTGTTACCAATGTCATATATTTCTCATGGTCGGTGGTTATAAATTTAAGGATTCTAAGGCAAACTGACCTTCTACCTTCATTGAACATAGTATCATTAGCATTCCCGTTATAGGAGGAGTCCATCATCCCCGAATCCTTGAAAATGTCCTCTAGGACTTCCTTTCCTTCTGGGGAATTAAATACTTTTTGATACTTACTCATAAGTATCGCACTTTCTCTGGCCCTTTGTTGGGACTTAGTTAACTTTTTTTTCTCTGTCATAACCTACCCTGGAGATTGTTGTCCTTGATTCTGAGTCACTTGGCCGACTCTATTTATTATTTCTGCATCATTCCTATTTTGTTCAGCTTGCATTTGCTTTTCTATTTTCTCTTGCCTTTTAGCACGAATAGAATCTCTATCTTTCCTATCTCTAACGGTCATTTCATGAACACCATTAAGTCTAGCAACATGGAGAGCGGTAAAGTCTAAATCAAAATTATCCATAACGGAAGGGTCTATTTGAGCTAAAGGAGCGATTGCAGCCATAGCTCTTTGGATAACTTCAGATTGAGAAGATTTCTGCGCTCTGGCTATCATAGAAGAGTATTTAGCCTTAATAGTTCCATTATTTTGTAGAATATCAGGGGCAATAGGTAGTCTCCCTTTTCTGGCGAGGATATCGAAAACCCTATCTATAAGGGGCATTAAGAATTCTGTCTGCTGCCTTCCTAATATAGGACCCATCATTCTTAAGGATTCTTCAGTTCTTTGGACAACTTCTGTGGCCGTCATTTGAGGGTCACGAGTTAACATCAACTGATTAACGTAAAAGGCCTCTTTAATCTTAACTTCTAGCCTATCTAGGAAATCAATACCGAAGTCAGGGCGGGCATTTATCTGCATTCCTTCCATCTTGTCTTTAGAACCTGGACGGTAATAGTTAATTCCCCCAGGATTAATCTCAGGTGGGTAATAGAATCCGTCATCCGGTACGAGCATAGGAGGGTCAGTCATCTTCTGAGCTGCCCTAATAGTCGTCTTCATGACTGCATTTATCATTTTAATATCAGGAAGTGCCTGCATTCCAGGGCCACGACCGAATTTTTCCCCATTTAACTTAGTCCAACGAGCTGTCATAAAGGGGTTAGATGAGAACCCCCCTACTGATAGTTGTAATTTATGAGCTTTAAGGGCGTATTTAGAGATGAATTTCTTACCTTTGGCCATTTGTTTCATGCCTTCTGGGTCATCGTCTCGGGCAGGATATACAGCGTGAAGGACATCATATTTCTTATTAGACAGTCCTTCAGTATACTCTTGTTTAATTTCATCAGGTAATTTACCCATACCGAATTCCTGGACCAATTGACGGGCAGACCATCTAAGCAGTCTAATTTGAGTATCGATTTTCCCCTTATTATTCTCATCCACTTCTACATCATGAATAGGCATGGAATGAAACATTACCGTATCTTCCTCGTCATCTAAGGCGAGAAATGGACTAGTACCGATAGAGGATTGGTCCATATAGTATTCGTGAACTTCTGTATAAAAATTGGAGTTTTCAAAGACGTAATACATCTCTTCTTCACAGGTCTGGAGCCATCTTCTAACATCGTCCCTGGCATCCAGTTCTGGGCGTCCAGTGGATAATTCAAACCAGTTTGCCGCTGGGTTGGTCAGCATCGAGTGCAGGGCCGCAGAAAGTTTAATACAAGAGTCTACTGCCGTACCATCCACTATCTTCTGCGCTCTCTTCTCTCCTGAGTTTTGGTCCCGAGGAGTCCATATATCCGACTTTCTAGGGATAACATGAGAATAAACATCATCCCAATGCTCCTCCCAATTGGCCTTGTCTTGGTGAAGGACGTCAAACCTTTTACATAATTGTTCTGGAGTCATGATTAACCTATTAGCCCTTTCGATCTTGTTTGCTCGTTAATACCTGGTTGACCTTTTCTGAACCTATAATCTGCTACCCTCTGCTCATAAAGAGGGATTAAAATATCGAGGACTTTATCCCCTTCTTCTTTTTCAATGATTCCTAGCTGTTCATTAGTATAGGAATTATTATAATTGTCCCCAGACCAGCTCGCAGTCTTTCTTTCAGTCTTTACCTTAGTCATGGCATCCGGGGCCGCTTCGTTGACATCCACACTTAGGAGAGAGTCTAAAGAAGAGGAAAGATTTAAAAAATCCGTATATTGGTTAATGTCATATCCGTCTACCTTAGTATCTGATTTTTTACTACTCATAGTTACCTCTCTTTTATCCTAAGATTATCCGAATACGTCATAGTTATCAATATTACATTTTGTTGGACGATTCCTGTCAGTTTTTTTTCTTAAAGAATAGTCCAACAAATGCGACCCCATGGCAAATGTCCTGAAAGCGTCAGCTCCGTGTGAGGCCCAATTATGCAGCGGGTTCTTTTTAAATACATTATTTTTGTGATCAAACTCTTTCTGATAGTTCTTAAGGGCCTTTCTTCCATCAATCGTCGTCATAGCATTAAATAAGCAAAGAGGGAGAAGCGCTCTGACATGGTCTATCCCATCCGCAACCGAGGTTTTAGGTAGAACTTCCACCGTACCCACACCCATAAGAGTCTCTAATTTCTCCTGACGAGTTATCCCCGAACCTATTTCCCTGTGCCCACCATCATGAGGAAGAACATGGCGAGCGTAATCATAACCATAGGTTTTAATTTCTTTGGCCACATCCGGCATACCTTTACCCGTCCATTCCTTATACTTAAGGACTCTAATCTCAGTTCCGGCCTTTTGCACAAACCAAATCGCCATAGCGTCACTGATTCCCAAGTCCCAGAACGTATAAACTTCTCCCATGGGGAGTTCAGGTACCACTGTAATCTGTCCATTATTCTCAATCCTCTCTAAAATATGAGCATAATAAAATTGCTCCGATGACCCCGTAAATGAACACATCATCTCCTGAGCAAATTCTTCAGGGGTCAAATCAAGTTTCATCATCTCTAATTCGGCGGGGTCGATAGCATTAGAATCTTCGACTGTGACTTTTCTAGTGTACCAGTCTTTTTTCCCCATTGAGTTCTCGTAGAGTTCAGCAAAGTGATTAGGCCCCTTCGATGTACCAATGAAGATGACCCACCCTTTCCTATCAATGATAGTAGCTCTGATAACAGTTCTCCACGCTCTTGGATCCCACTCTGAATACTCATCGCACACGACCCCATCAAAGTACATTCCTCTAATTGAGTCGTAGTTCTCCACACCGAGAAGGTATATCTTGGCAGGGGTCCGTCCAGGCAGACGAATCGTAATGATGAGTTTCTGTTCATCATAATGCACAGCAGGGAGATTGGACGTAAAGAGTTTAAGATAGTCCCAAATAATACGACGGGCCTGGTCTTTGGTCGGTGCCACATAAGCAAATTGTATGTTGTCATGTTTATTCTCCATGAGCATGATAAGAAGACTTCGGGTCAAATACCAGGCTGCCCAGAAAGACTTTCCTGCCCTTCTGTGCCAACAAAGAACATTAAATCGCTTAAGGAACTTGGTTACTTCCGCCTGATAGCGCCTAAGTTTAACTCCAATATTAATAGTTAGAGTTTTAGACATCGTTTACAGTCGGCTCCTTATCTAAAATATCAGAGTCTTTCATAGAAATAGTCTTAGTTCCTGGTTCATCCGGTACTTCAGATCGATTAGGACGATTCTCTCTATCCTTAAAATCCTCCACTTCCAGACCCGAATTAGAAGGAGAAGGAGGTACAATCCCCATATCTGCTAATCTTTGGTCCCTTAAAC